GCAGGTGGTTTATACCAATGGCCCCACAGCGCAGACGAAATTCGAGATTGTTCTATCGGCCAGCACTTCGGATATGGCAGCGGTGCTATTGGAGCTTCAGAAGCACAGCTTCATGCTTCAAAGACTTGCAGATCCGTACAATCCCAAGGACGACACCTTTGACGTTAAACTCGGAACATTCTAAGGAGACAACATGGCTTTAGTTCAAGGAGCAGTTGGAATACAAACAGCGAATCCAGGATCAGCGCCGATTGTGCGGACGCTATATTCTGGTGAGTTGGGCGTTGCCGACGTGCATGCCCGCTATCAGGAGGCGCAATGCCGCCAGAACGTCTATACGCTATTCACCACGGCGCAGAACGGTACAGGTGCGTTTCCTTTCGGCGCTGCTGGTACTCCGCTTCTAGCCTTCATCAATCCAGCTGGCAGTGGAAAGAACTGCGTTCTTCTGGGCGTAGGGATAGGCGTTGAGACTACCGGCACTGGCGCGGTGGCATCGAGCATTGGCTTGACCATGACAGGAAACCTGGTCACTGGTTCAGGCACGGTTACGAATCCCACG